GAGAGCCAGGAGACCCTCTACATCGAGCTGAGCGCCGACGAGGGCTGCGATCTACTCGACCGCAGGCAATGGCGTAGGGCCAACCCCAGCTTCCCGCAGAGGACCCCTGAGCGGGCCATGCTGCGGATGAAGAAGAACCTCTCCGACGACAGCTTCCGCCGCGAGGCGCTGGGTGTCTGGGACGAGGTGTCGGTGCACAAGCCACTCACCACGCCACAGCAGTGGAAGGCGATGTCCGACGTCGGCCCCACCGACAGTGCGCGCCCCTCTTCTCTCGGGGTGGATATGAGCCACGGTCGCGACATCAGCATCGCGGCCTGCTGGGTGGAGGGCGACAACGCCCATATCGAGACCGTCTGGGACGGTAGCGACCCCGCGTTGGCCGTCGAATGGCTGACCGCCCGTGCCGGTCGCCGTATCCCCGTGGTGCTCGACGCGGCATCCCCGGCGGCATCCCTTGTGCAGGAATTGAAGTCGCGCCGGTGCAAGGTGGTCGTCACCTCGGCCACGACGATGGGCCAGGCGTGCGGGCTGCTGGAGAACCGCATCGCCACCGACACCCTGACTCACGCCGCACAGAAGAAACTCACCGACGCCATCCTGTCGGCACGCCGCCGCCCCATCCGGGACGCGGGCGGCTGGGCACTCGACCGCAGTGACCCCACATCCCAGATATATCCGATCGTCGCAGCGACTTTGGCCCTCTTCGGAGCCACGGCCGAGTCCCGTCCCGCCGCCGCGAAGAGCACGAGAAAGGTACGGGTGCTGAGTTGAGTCTTCTCTACATCCCCGGCCTGTCCGAAGCCGATCAGGCGACGTTGACAGAGCTACTGAACCAACTGGACTACAAGACACCGCGCAATCTGCTCAAGGAGCAGTATTACAGCGCCAAGTACGTTCTCCGCGATCTCGGCGTATCGGTCCCGCCCAAGTTCAGAAACTTCGAAGCCGTGCTCGGATGGCCCGCCAAGGCCGTTGACAGCCTCTCTCGCCGGTGCAATCTCGAGGGCTTCGTCATCCCCGGCACCGACGTCGCCAATATGGGTATCGACGAGGTGTGGCTCGACAACCGCATGGAGATCGAGTCGTCGATGGCGCACGACAGCGCCATGATTCACTCCTGCAGCTTCGTCTGCACCATCCTGGGCGACGAGCAGTCCGGCGAGCCGCCGGTAATCATGATGGCCAAGAGCGCCTTTGACGCCACCGGCCTCTGGGACTCCCGGCGCCGGGAACTGTCCGCGGCCCTGTCCATCATCGAACGCAGCGAGGGCCTCACCCCGCTGACGATGGTGATGTACCTACCCGACCGCGTGCTGATCATGAGCCGCGACGTCGACGGCGGTAAATGGCGTGTGGATGAGCGCAGGCACAGCCTCGGGCATGTACCCGTCGAGCTGCTGCCGTTCAACCCACGGCTGAACCTCCCGTTCGGTCGGAGCCGGATCACCCGCTCGGTCATGAGCATCACTGACTCCGCCCTTCGCACCGTGGTGCGTTCGGAAATCGGCGCCGAGTTCTACACGGCGCCGCAACGCTGGGCCCTGAATGTCCCTGCGGCGGCCTTCGAGGATGGCGGCTGGTCTGCCGTCCTGGGCCGCATGATCGCGTTGGAGCCGCCGCTGCTCGACGACGAGCTCGACCCGGCCTACAAGCCGGAACTGGGCCAATTCCCGCAGGCGTCAATGCAGCCGCACAGCGACCAATTACGCCAATGGGCAACGCTGTTCGCCGGTGAGACCAACATCCCGGTGTCCTCTCTCGGCGTCGTGCAGGACAACCCCTCCAGCGCCGAGGCTATCTACGCGGCCAAGGAAGACCTGATCGTCGAGTGCGAGCACGCCAACCGCGTCTTCGGCCGAGGCTGGGTCGGTGCCATGCGTAACGCCGTGATGCTGCGCGACGGCCTGTCGGAAGAGACCGACGAGCTGAAGAAGCTCCAGGTGGTCTGGCGCGACCCGTCCACCCCGTCTCGCGCCTCCTCCGCCGACGCGATGGCAAAGACCGTCGCCACGTTGCCGTGGATCGCCGAGTCCGAGGTGACGCTGGAGAAGTTTGGCTTCTCCCGCACCGACATCGACCGGCTGCGTGAGGACAAGCGCAAGGCGTCGGTGACCCAGTTGCTCGACAGCATGCGGGCCACCGCCATGCAGGCACAGCGCCCCTCTGCCGGACAATCCGCAGCCCCTGAACAAGACAATCAGCAGGTGACCGATGCCCGTAACGGTCGCTGAGCGACGCTACATCCTCGACACCATCAGTGGCATGGCCGCCACCGACATCAACAACCTCTGGTACGCGGCCGAGCAGCAGAACGAGGTGGATTTCGCGGCGTTCGTCATCGCGGCGTTCCCGTACGTCATCGACCCCTACCATCAGCTCGCCGCCATGACGTCGGCGACGCTGTTCGAACTGGATCATCCCCGCGAGGTGAGCACCGCCGCGAAAGTGGCGAACGCACAGCGCGAGAGCGTGATCCGCGAGGCCACCCAGATACTCAAAGAGGCCGCCGGTGAGGCTGCTGTATCAGTTCCAACTGATATCCCCGCGGCGCCTCCGAAGACAAAGGTAAGCGCCACGGTCAAGCTGCTGGACGCAGTTCAGACCGCGCCGACTGGGCCGACTCTCCTGGCGGAGCCGCTACCCATCTAGCAACTCACAAAGTCCGCCGAATGGGCTCTGGGCGCTAACGGCACCGACGCCATCGGGCGTATGTCCGGGACGGCCCAGCGAGCCGTGTACGGCGCCGACCGGGAGACCACCGCCATCAACGCGGAGGCGTCCGGAATGCGGTGGGTTCGGGTTGCCCAGTTTGACGCCTGCGCATTCTGCAGAATGCTCGCTAGCCGGGCCGCCTCCGACGATTTCAGTGACAGTTACGAGTCCGCTAAGTCGGCCCTCACCGTGGTGGGACGTAAGAGCAACGGCGAGCCCCGCGGCAAAGGCAAACTCGGCGGTCTGTACCACGACCACTGTCGCTGTGTCGCCGTGGCGTTCCCCGAGACCCGCAACCCCATCCCGTATCTCCGGGAGATCGAGCCGTCATACGCCGAAATGGCGCTGCAGTTCGATGCCGAGTACCGCGACGCCCGTAAGAAGGCGAAGAGCGGTGACCCATACAAGATTCTGGCCGCCTGGCGTGAACTCAACGAAGGCGTTGCCTGACAGCTCGCTGCAGATCGCAGCTAGGCGTTCTCGTGCGACACGAGAACGCATCCCCCGCGATGGAGGACTCCTAATGGCCGACCAAGAAACCACGTCAGTCGAGACCGACGCCCCCGATACCGCACCCGCTGTGGAGAGCGATTCCGAACAGCTCGGCGATGGTGGCAAGAAGGCTCTCGACGCCGAACGCCGACGGGCCAGCGCTGCCGAGAAGCAACTGAAAGCTCTGCAGGCACAGCTCGCCGACATCGAGGCCGCGAAGCTCAGCGACGCTGAGCGGACCGCTCTCGAACGCGACACCGCCGCAGCAGAACGTGACGCCGCGAGGGCGGAGCTGCTGCGCTACAAGGTCGCAACGAAGTTCGGCATCGCCGACGAGGACGTCGCGTTGTTCCTCACCGGCACCGACGAAGAGACCCTCACCAAGCAGGCCGAGCGTCTGGCGGATCGCACCAAAGCAACCGCCAACGATGGCCTGCGGGTCCCCGTGGAAGGCCGCAAGTCGAGTGTTCCCGCGTTGAACAGCGACGATCTCGAAAACGCGCTGAAACGCAAGCTCGGAATCACCCCGTAATCAAGTTCGATACTCAAGAAAGGGGCCAGTAAATGGCTCAGGAAAACCCGACCCTTACCGGTCAGTTCGACGGCTTCTTGCGTCCCGAGATGGCGCAGCCGTACTTCGAGGAGGCCCGCAAGCGCTCCTCGGTCCAGCAGCTCGCCCGTCAGATTCCTCTCGGAATCAACGGACAGGAAATCCCGTACACCACCTCCAAGGCCACCGCCTCGTGGGTGTCGGAGGCCGGTCACAAGCCGACCACCGAGCGCGGCATCGCTCTGAAGAGCATCAAGCCGCACAAGATCGCGGCCATCTCCGTGGTCTCCGCTGAGGTCGTCCGCGCCAATCCGGGCGGCTACATGGAGCTGCTGAAGGGCGACATCGCCGAGGCGTTCGCCGTCGCGTTCGACGTCGCCGTCTACCACGGCACCAACTCCCCGTTCGGCGCGTTCATCGACCAGACCAGCAAGTCGGTCGCTCTGGGCACCGCCCCGGCCGCCGAGGGGGGCGTCTACAAGGACGTCGTCAACGGCCTGGACGCCCTCGTCAAGGATGGCAAGGCGCTCAACGGCTTTGCCTTCGACAAGGTGGTCGAGCCGACCTTCCTGGGCAACGTCGACACCATCGGCCGCCCGCTGTTCATCGACACCCCGCCGGTGGACACCGCGTCGGTGATCACCCCCGGTCGTCTGATCGGCCGCCCGGCCTACCTGGGTGACCAGATCAAGGAAGGCGACGTCGTCGGTTACGGCGGCGACTGGTCGCAGGTCGTCTGGGGTGTCATCGGTGGCATCTCCTGGAAGGTCTCGACCGAGGCCAGCGTGACCATCGGTGGTCAGCCGGTCAGCCTGTTCGAGCACAACTTGGTCGCGATCCTGGCTGAGGCCGAGTACGGCTGCCTGGTGAACGATCCGGAGGCGTTCGTCAAGTACACCTCCGGCACCGCTGCCGTCGTGCCGGACCCGGTCGTCGCCAAGGCGAGCAAGTAAGTAAGTAGGACGCTGTAATGGCCTTAGCAACGCAAGCTGACGTTGAGAACGCCCTCGGGAGATTTCTCGAGGCCGAGGAAGACGTCACCACGCTGCTCGAGGAAGCCAGCGATCTGGCCGCCGCCTATCTGGGTGGCTACCCCGATCCTGTGCCCCAAGCGGTTTCGCGCGCCGTGGCGACCATGGTCGTCGCCGTGCTGCTGAAGCCGGAGGCCACTACAGCGGACTATCAAGCGGGAGGCTACAACGCCTCACGCGAACCGCTGACCATCCGCGTCGGCAACGAGAGCCAGACCACCACCGGTCCGTGGCTCACCAAAGCAATTCGAATTCGGCTGCGTCCCTACCGAATGCGCCCCGCTCAGAGGGCATACACGATCAACACCCGCGTACCGGAGGACCTCGATGGTGGCCAAGAAGACAAGCCCCAGCCCCGCAGCCAAAAAGGCCGCACCTACCAAGGCAGCCCCCAAGGCCGCTCCCAAGGCAGCCCCCGAAACTGCCCCGTCGGCGGCACCTGCACCGGCCCCTTCTGTCAAGGCTTCTGCCCCTGCTGCTGAGTCGGGCTGGGTCGCGCCGCAGTACGCCGCGCCGACCTACCCCTGGCAGCCTCCGGAGCCGGTGCCCGCACCGGAGAAGCCCGCGCCGGACCTGTCCTGGGACCGTGCCGACTACGCCGAACCGGTCATCCCGTGGGAACTGAAAGAGGTTCCGGCACCAACCCCCGTTGTGGAGGTCGAGGAGCCCGACGAAGAGCCTCCGGTGCTGTACCCGATCCTCGACAACCGGGTCGATGGAGGCGGCGGAGGCACCGGAACCGTTGGGCCCGCAGGCCCAACCGGACCCGAAGGGCCCGCGGGGCCCCCCGGCGCTGACGGCGCCCCCGGCAAGGACGGAGTCGACGGAGCCCCCGGCAAGGACGGCGTCGACGGAGCCCCCGGCGCTGACGGCGTTGACGGCGCTGACGGCGCCCCAGGTGCCGCCGCCACTGTCACGGTGGGCACCACTGTCACCGGCGCCCCGACCGATCCTGCCGCTGTCTCGAACTCAGGTGACCAGAACGCCGCCGTGCTGGATTTTGTTATCCCACAGGGCATTCAGGGGCCTCAGGGCGTTCCCGGCATCCAGGGCCAGCCCGGCTTAGGCATCACTTTCCGCGGTGGCGTCCAGACCGAGGCCGAACTCCCCGCGACCGCCGTTCAGGGTGACTTGTACGTCGTCGCCGAGCCCGCACCCGCACACGGTTTCGTCTGGGACGCTGACGCCGCCGGATGGATCGACGCGGGCCCGGTTCAGGGGCCTCAGGGCGTACCCGGCGAGCAGGGTTTGCCCGGCCGCGACGGCGCCGACGGCGCTGATAGCACTGTGCCCGGTCCAGCAGGCGCCGACGGCGTAGACGGGGCCCCCGGTCCAACCGCTGTCTCGGTTGACGCGGGCAACGCGACCAAACTCGGCAGCGACGGGCTGATCTACACCCCCGCCCCGACCGCAGTCACCGGTTTCCTTCCGCTTACCGGCGGGGAGATGACCGGGACGATCACTCTGCCCGCCGGTAGCAATGGTCTGGCGATCAAGGGCACAACGTACAACCTGCTCGGCGGCTCCGGCGGCGTCGCATTCCGCAACGGGTCGACAAACATCATGACTTTTGCCGCATCGACCATGCAGGCGACCGTCCCCATCCAGACGGTAAACTCGGCCACCGCTCTGCAGTTCGGCTCCGGCGGCCCGACTCTGGGTAGGGGCACTAACGGCATTCAAGCATCGACCACCATCGACGCGACCGCCGCGCCCACTGTCGCCGGGCACCTGACGAACAAGGCGTACGTGGACTCGACGGTGGCGGCTGCCGCGGTAGCCAACCCCGTAGGTGGTTCGGTGCCAGACGTCAAGCTGTGGCTGGGGTCTCAGGCCGCGTACGACGCCATCACCCCTGACGCCAAAACGATCTACTACATCGTCTAGGGGTCGGGCATGACATCACCAGACAGCCGCAACCACATCATCGGTGGAATCGTCCCATCCAAGATCATGGTCGGTTCCAGTCCGGCCACCAAAGTCATGGTCGGAAGCATCCAGGTCTGGCCGACCGGGAGCGCATCCTCTCCGATCCCCGAGGTCAAGGGCACGGTGACCACAGCGACCGGCAACACCGTTGCTCTGCCCGCCCACAGCCTGGGCGACCTGATCGTCGTGTTCGCCCAGAACCACAACACGTTGACAGCCGCCGCACCAACAATCCCTGCCGCTGATACCACGGTCCCGGCCTGGAACACCCTGTACAAGAACACCAGCGACGACGGTGTGCCCATCCACGTCGGATGGTTCCTCGCTACGAGAACCAACCACAAATCCGGGGCGTGGACCGGGGCGAACGGCATGTCGGCGGTGGTATTCACCAACGTCAACCAAGTCAATCCGATTGGCTCGGTGGGCGGGGTCAAGAATGTTTCCACAGCCGGGTCATCCCCGGTCATCCCGGCGTTGAACGACCCCGGCCCCTCCGCGCTGATGACGTACTACGCCGTCGCCTATTCGACGGGCGGGTTCGGTGACCCGCCTGCCGGGTACGTCAAGCACTTCTCGGACGCCCGGTTGTGCCTCAACACCAAGTCGGACACCAACGACTACGCCCCGGTGCGGATGTCGCATAGTTCCGGCGCGTCGTTGACGTGGCGCAACGTGGCGTTCGAGGTGCTGAGCCCCGACTATCCCGCCGAGGAACCGCCCTATCTGTACGGGGTGGAAGTGGAAAACCTCCCCGCCTACGAGGTGAAGTTCACGTTGAAGAAGGGACTACCCGTCAGCCCCGACGAGGCGTTCAACTTCGCCACCACCTCCCACAGCAACATGGGGGGCTACGTCACACGGGAGTTCACCAAGAAGTTCCCATCCTCCGGATGGAAAGAGTGCAGCATCCAAGACCTTTACGGCGACGGCACCGCCAACGCGGACAGCCGTAAAACCATCACCGTGCAGGTTCAGGCGAAGGCGTGATCCCCTAATGGCTGACGAAGATGTCCGCTTCAGGTGGCGAGATAACAACTTCTACAAGATGCGTAGCGAGCCGCAGATCATCGCGGTCCTGGAGGCCATCGGGCGAGAGGTCGTTGAGAAGGCCAACGCACAAGTCGAACCCACACGGGGACTCGAGGCATACGGGATGGTCTCGAGCCAGGGCGCTCGTCGCCCGTATGGCCGCTGGCACGTTCGGGTCTATACCCAGACCAATGCGGCTAAGCGGTACGAGGCCGAGAACAACACTCTGGTGCGCTTAACTCAGGAAGCGGCGAACTGATGCGCATCTGGCTTACACCTCAGCCCGCCCTCCTCGGCGCCGTGACGGTGCTCGAAGAGGCGTTCGGCACCTACGCGATGGTGTCTACCAAGCTGCCGTCGCGCAACATGCCGGACCGCTTCGTCAAGGTGTCTCGTATCGGCGGCCGACAGGACGATCCGGTTACCGACCGGGCCCGAATCCTCGTCGAGTGCTACGCCAAGGACACCGCCTCCGTGGAGCACATGTGCAACACGGCCCGTGCCGCCTACCGCAACGCCTGTGCTACCCGAGTAGCCGGTATGTGGATCAGGTGGTATGGGAACGAGTCCGGGCCGGTGGATTTCCCACACCCCGGAATCGTCGACCGTGAGCGGTGGCAGTTCACCGCTGACCTGTGGATCAAGTCCAACCAACTTGCCACCCCAGAACCCCACTGACCGAATCGGCCAGTGTCACAACTAAATACCAATCACAGAGATAACTGAATAACAACACCTTCTAGGCCGTCCCCAACGAATTGCCTTAGGAGGCAAATAATCATGGCCGATTCAACTCAGGTCTGGGCCGCCACCATCCCCGCCGACGGCGCCGCGGTCTTCGCTGCCCCGATCGGCACCGCTCTGCCGACCGACGCCAGCACCGACCTCGACCCCGCGTTCGTCGATCTCGGCTGGGTCTCCGAAGAGGGTGTGTCCAACGGCATCTCCCGCGAGACCACCAAGCACTACGCCTGGGGTGGTGACGTGGTCAAGACCACGCAAGACCGCTACACCGAGACCGTCAAGTTCGCCCTGCTGGAGACCTCGCCCGAGGTGCTGCAGGTCGTCTACGGACGCACCAGCGTCACCGACGACGGCGCGGGCAACATCGAGGTCCACCACAGCTCGCAGATGCTGGAGCACCAGAGCTTCGTCATCGAGTTCGTCGACGGTGAGGCCATCGGCCGCATCGTGATCGAGGACGGCCTCGTGACCGAGCAGGAAGACCGGAAGTACAGCCACAAGGAGCTGTTGATGTACGGCCTGACGGTCGACGTCTACCGCCCGAAGGATGGAAGTGCTGCTGTCAAGCAGTATTTCTCGATCGGCGCCGGTACCGCTCCGGACCCCTCTACCGAGGTCCCGATCGGCACCCAGCAGGCCACCACCGTGTCGCGCACCGCGTCCGGTACCAAGACCTCCGCGGACAAGACCGCGGAGTAATACCCTCCCCGGCCGGGCGGTGCTCTGGGACGGCCTACCGTCCGGCCGGG